GAGTTTCAATTATTAAATGCAAAACTATCTCAATTCGCAGATAACTTAGAGTTAGCAGAAGAACAGATGCTACAACTCTGGTGTTTGTATCAAGGTTATCAATGGACCGGTTCTATTGAATATCCTGATTCATTTAATATTCGTGATACAGGTAATGAAATCACGAACCTTAAAATTGCAGCAGATACTAACCCAGCAGACCCACGTGTCAAAGCGGCTATCGATGTTTCAATATTAGACTGGTTAGATCTCGACGAGGATGAGCTCGCTGCGCTCGCGAACACTACAATTATGACACCTGATACTATTCAAGAAACAGGTGAATTGCCAGAGGATTCATAATGTAACGTTATAACATTATATGCCTACATTTAGTAGGCATATCGGCTAAATAATACTATATATAGAAGTAAAACTACTCAATTGGAGGCAAGGTAACAATGACCGATAACATTGGTGATAATACAGTAATTGACACTGAAAGTCAAGAATCAGTTAAAACTTATACGCAAGCAGAGGTAGATGCGATGATGGCGAAGACGCGTTCGAGCGTCGAGCACAAGGTATCTAAAAAGTATGAAGGTCTTGGAGACCCAGATTACCTACGCAACCTAGTTCAATCTGCTGAACAGCAGAAACAAGAAGAATTAGTAAAGCGTGGAGAATTTGAAACTATCCTCAAGGAACTCGCGTCGAAGAAGGATGCTGAAATTAGTAAACGCGATAGCATTATTAAAGATTATAAGGTGAATACACCACTACTCAGCGCAGCAAGCCAACTCAAGGCTGTTAACGCTGAACAAGTTAAAACTTTATTATCCAGTAATGTGCGTTTAAATGAAGATGGTGAAGTTGAAGTGATCGATTCAAAAGGATCAGTAAGATACTCAGACAACGGAAGTCTATTTCAAGTACAAGATTTAGTACAAGAGTTTCTTCAAATGAATCCACACTTTGTTCAACCAACTCCAGCCACAACCAATACTAAGAGTAGCCATGCTACTGGTAAGGACACTAAACTAGATGTGACTCAATTAGATATGTCTAATCCTGATCACAGAAAATTATTCGCAGAAGCACGAGCTTCTGGTAAACTTTAAATGGAGACTTAAATGTCAAATACTACTACCCTTAACAGTGAATTATTCACTAATCTTTTAGCCAGTGCTCAGTATCAGGCGTTTGAAGCGTCTATCGCTCGTCAAATCACAACTGTGTATGACGTTCCTATGAACGCAGGTAAAACAGTACAGGTTCCTGTATGGTCAGCAATCTCTGCTCAATTAATCACTGATGAATCACAAGCATCTTTCGCTGATGCTGACACTAACAGCCAAACCATTACATTGGCAGAACACGTATCAGCACACCGCGTAACTGACATGTTACAAGGTTCAGCGGCTGGTAACGTATTAAGCCAATTAGGTGACCAAGCTGGTCGTGCAATCGCAGAATCTATTGACTCATTGGTATTCTCTAAATTCGCATCATTAACCGAAGGCGGTCCAGGTGCAGGTGCAGAATTAACTGTTGATCACATTTTGAAAGCGGCTGCTACCCTACGTTCACGTAAATTGGTAGGTCCATTCTACGCAGTGGTTAACCCATTACAAGCCTATCAACTCAAAAAAGAATTGGCTATTACTTCAGGTGCTGCAGCATTAAGCAACTTAGGTAACCAAATCTTATCACAAGGTTATATCGGTACAATCGCAGGCGTTCAAATCTTTGAATCTGGTTTGATTGCAATCGATGGCTCTGGTGATTCAGTTGGCGCGATCTTCTCTCCATCTGCAATTGGTATGGCTGCTCGTGGTACAATTAGTTTAGAAACACAACGTCAAGCATCTTACCGTGCAACTGACTTAGTGTTAACTGCTCAAGCAGGTGCTGGTGTATTAATGCCTACACACGGTTTGAAATTGACTGCTGACGCATCTATCTAAGGTAAATTAAGATGTCCTTCGTTTACGATACTGATGGTAACGTCACATCATTCGCAGAATACCAAGATGTCATTGAGACAGATACTCGGTTATTCGACGAAAACGAAGGACTCTCTGACAGTATTATAGATTCACTGCTCACCCGTGCTACTGAAAGATTATTAAGTAAATTCAGAAGTAGTCAATGGTGGAAAGATTACTACTTAAAACGTAGTACCACTCCATCGAGTAGTTTAGGTAATATACCTGAGTTAGACACTACTAAGATTATTGGTCGCCATGGTGATTTCAATGATTTATGTGTTTACGAAGCGTTATCATACTACATTCTACCGAAAGTTGCAAACTTTGGTAATAGTGAGAACTCTGAGTTTAACAAGATTTCTTTCTATAAAATGAAAAGTGAAGAACTTTTCGGAGAATTGATTACATTTGGTGACTGGTATGACTTTGATGGTGATGGTACAGTCCAAACCACTGAGGTTACCAGAGGCACTTATAACCTACGGAGAGTACGATGAGATCTGAGATCATAGCATATCTGAAACAATTGACGTTGAAAAACTATAAGATTGCAGAAGAACTGCCATTTGAAAGTAACGGCGTTGAATTATACCTGAAAAACGTGAAGAAAGTTTATGTGGATGCTGAACAAATCGAACAGACCGCATTTATACCAGTTCTAAACGGTTCAGATGTAGATCAGGCAGTTACTACTGTTAGAGTTTACTTCGCTACTGACGCAAAACAATTACCTACAGATTATAACCAAGTAGTTCAGGCTATTAGATTGGCAAAAGATTCAATCTCTGGTTTCAGAGGTTTTAGAAAAGATGCTACATCTAGTACAGAATTCGTGGATGATCTGTTAGTAACCACTGTGGAATTTACATTCCAAGAACTAATTTAAAAAGGAATTATCATGGCAAATTATATCAATCCAGCACCAGGAACAACCTCACAAATTGAGTTGAAATTAGACTGCGGCATCCCATTAAATACCTTAACCATGGGTGCGAGTCCTTTAACGGTACCCTCGTTAAAGGACATTACAATGAACGCGTCTAACGACGTATTCACTTGGTCTCAATTAGATTCTACTGCTAAAAAACAAATCGCAACTACTTCTACTAACTCATTAAGTATGAACTTAGTTGTTGACTCAGTGAGCTTCTTTGGTACTACAATTGCTTCAGTACAAACTGATACGGTTGCTGCTCAAGGTTTGTTAGGCTTATCACGTAACAAAACCTTAGTTACATTCTCTTTGAAATTCGAAGAAGGTGGTGCAACTGACAAATATATCAAAGGCCAAGGCTATATCACTGGTCTTGCACCAACAGTTTCTGCAGACAGCCCAGTGTGGGTCACACCTATTACAATTACTGTAACTGGTGACTACACCGTTTCTGCAACTCTGTAATAACCTTATTGATGGTGGGGTAATACCCACCATCATCTTTTAGGACTAAAAGATCATGCAGATAATTGAAGAAAAGACAGACTCTGAACTATTACAGAGTTTAACGGCTGAGTTAGCCAAATCACAGAATGAACTAAAATGCGCAACCGCAGACATCGCAAAAGTGCAAAGCAGAATAAGTTTTCTACGAATCGTAGTCAACGAACTATCGAACAGAATTGGAGTATAGCAATGAAACACATTTCACAATTAGCGTCAAAACCACAACTTATTGAAGTCATTTTAGATGATGAAGATGTAGTTACCGAATTCGGTGAACCATTAGCGTTTCATACGTGGGATCGCCAACCCCTAGACTTATTCCTCAAACTTGCCAACAGAGACCAACAAGATGCAGCAGCTATGCTTAATCTAGTTCGTACTCTTATCTTAGATGAAAAGGGTAAGGAAGTCATTACTGATGAGGTAACCCTACCAACTACTGTTTTAATGAAAATCATTACTAAGGTAGTGGATTTGCTGGGAAAGTAATAGAAAGTGAGTTAGATTTCGATACGGACGGGTTCATTCAATCCGTCCTTACCATCGATAACATGGCTCACAGATATAAGATGTTACCCAGTCAAATACTTGAACTGGGCACCACATTCGATTTATATGTAATAGATGTATCTAGTAGGTATCAAACTTATCTACATGATAAAGCACATGGTAACCAGCCCAAATCAAATATACCATCACAGGCCGAGATGGTTGCAATGATCAAAAGAGCCAGAGGTGAAGAATGATCGGTATTAAATTCAATAAAACTTCTGATGGTATTGGTATAAGGCTTACTGGTATGAATAAGATTCTGAATCAATTACCTGATGAGGCTCTTAAGAAATTCCGTGATTTGACACCAATCCGTACAGGTAATGCAAGACGCAGTACCCGACTTCAGAATAGACGTACAATAAAGGCTGATTACCATTATGCCACAGATTTAGATGCAGGTAAATCTAAACAGGCTAGACAAGGTATGACGCGACCATTCGCTGCGTGGTTAAAGAATAGAGCAGACACTCTTTTAAAAGGACGATGATATGAGTAGTACATCTTTTGACATTACCGTCAACACCCAACAAGCCATTTCATCCATCTCGAATTTGCAAGGTAAACTCGCTGCGCTCGCGACAAGTGCAGCATTAGTTGAATTTGCAACACTGGCAGATGACATGGCTAGATTGAAAACTCAATTAACCTCAGTAACTGTAGAAGGTCAGAAAGTTAATGATTTGATGAAGTTAATGCAGAAAGGTGCACTTGAATCAGGTCAATCAGTAGAAGCCTATGCAGGAACTTATGCTACATTAGCCAATAGTACCCGTGATTTGGGTGTGACACAAAAAGAATTAGTTGGTATTACCACTACCGTAGCACGTGCTATGACTTTAGGTGGTAAAAGTACTAATGAAACCGCTGCAGCGTTAAACCAATTAGGTCAGATGTTTGGTAAAGGTGCTGCTGATGGTGAAGATCTTAACACTGTATTAGAAAACTCTACTATCTTAAGTCAGGCCTTACAAAAACACTACCATGCTACGGCTGGTGCGTTGAAAGTCATGGCATCTGAAGGTAAGATTACTTCTAAAGGTATTGCAGAATCTATTAAAGAAGCCAAAGGCGCAGTAGATGATGCATGGGCTAAAAGATATATAACCGTGGCTGAGAGTATGAACGTGGCTAAGACCACTGCAATGCAATTGGCTGATAAGTTCGCAACTCAAATGGACTTAGGTCGTGCATTGGAAATCATTGTCTATAAGTTAGCCGCTACTATGGTTAATTTTAGTAATGCAATGCATACACTTGGTACTATCTTAAAGCCAATTGGTTTGGCGATAATGGTCATCTACTTTCCTTTCATGAAGTTGATTGAAGCCATTTGGGGTGGTATTACTCTATTGGCAGGTCCATTCATGGCATTTGCACGTGGACTATTAACTGCATTTGATGTCATTCATGTAGGTGTGATGACTGCCATTGCGAGTTTCGAATCATTCTCTACTACTGTACTTGGTATGTTAGAGTTAGATGGTGTTTGGGAAGCCATGCAAGGTGCATTTGTTATGGCAGTTGATGGTATGGCTAAGATACTTAGTATTTTCGGTTTTGAAATCGGTGATGTTATACTAGGTACTGAAACATGGGGCGCATACATCACTACCCTAGGTAAGAAAATAGGTGAATTCTTAGGTATTACTACACTAATTTACGCTTTCAAAGAAGCGTGGTATAGTGTAGTTGATTTGTTTGGTGGTGATACCAAAAAGAATATTGATGAATTGAAAAAAGCCCAAGACGATTATGCCAAATCAATGGGTTTTGATACTGTTGAAGCCATGGATAAAGCATTGGCTGCTTCAGGTGAACTATCAAAAGCACAAATGGATTTACGTGCTGCTGGTACCAAAGCCGTAGATGATATCAAAAAAGCCTACGAAGATCTACATAATTCTGCAACTAAGTCTACTGCAGCCATTGGGTTAAGTCCTGAACAACAAACCAGAATTAGTGCATCCCTAGACGTTATTAACAAATACCGTGATGCAGTACGATCATTACAAGTTGCTGCTGAAAAAGACATTGCAGCCAATGCAAATGGTAGTGAAGAGTACAAAGCACGTACACTAAAAGAACTCGCTACCGCAACTGATAACCTTAAAAAGAAAATGGAAGATGCATTGGTAGTAACTAATGCTGATGCCGAAGCCCAGATTGCAGCCACACGTGCATATGAAAGTAAAACCTTTGCGTTAACTCAATTATACGCACAACAAGACGCAATTGCAAAGTTAAATCAAGAAACTGCTAATGTAGGTGTATCTAACTTACAAAAACAATACAATGGTATTGAGAATGCGGCTAATTCAGCCTATGAAGCCCAATTAAGAACTATTGCGGCTAATAGAGGTATTACTGTTGCACAAATACCACAAGCAGAGAAAGATACTGTACGTGCAGAAACTGTTAAACTTATCAAAGAACAGAAAGATGCACAACTTGAACTCAATAACGCACAGAACGCAGACTCATTAAGTACTCAACTACAGAAATTGAGAATTGATCAAGATGAGAAACTTCTTAAGTTAAATCAAGATGCCAATAACATTGGCTTACCAACTTTAACTAGAAGATACAAAGAGATTGAGGCTGCTGCTGAAAAGGCAGAACGTGCACAACTCAATGCGCTCGCTGCCGCTCGCGGCGTTGACGTTGGAGATTTACCTGCTGCTGACAAATCTGCAATCCATGAAGCCAATGCTGCAAGTATTGAAAAAGAAAAGACTGCAGTAAAAGCATTACATGATGCAGAAGTTAAGAATGATATGCGTACTGCCATGTTAAAACATCAGTATGATCAGCAGGCTAGTCTTCGTAAACTTCAAGATGATATTAATAAAACCACACTATCTGAATCTGCCAAAGCATACTATGATCTTGGTGCAGCAGCAGATGAAGCAGCCAAAGCAGAAATCAGAGCAGCTGCTGAGAAAGAAGGTATTAAACCAGAAGACTTACCCATTGAACAGGTCAAAGCCTACTACGATGCAAACTTCAAAGGTATTGATGAGTTAATTGCAAAAACACGTGAATTACAAGCAGCCCAAGAAGCACAGATGGCTGTAGCATTTGCAACCAAAGAAAAAACCGCAGCAGCGGCTAAGTTACAGCAGATTCAAGATGAGACTGCCAAACTCGGTATGACTGAGATTGAGAAAAAGTATTATGATATTGATGCTGCTGCAAGAGCCAGTGCTGAGTCAGAGCTCGCAGCTGTCGCTGCTCGCCAAGGTGTAGCACGTGATCAGTTAGATGCAGAGACTGTTAAAAAATACTATGAGGCTGCAACTGCTGGTACCAACCAATTAAAGGTAGCCACTGGACAAGGTTATGCTCAATCACGTACATTTGCAACGGGTTGGAAGCAGGCATTAAATAGTTATACCGAAGATGCTACCAATGCAGCCAATCAAGCCGGTCGTTTATTCAAAACAACCACACAAGGAATGGAGGATATGATCGTCAAATTTGCCAAAACCGGTAAGTTTGAATGGAAAGGTTTCCTCTCTAGTATAGTCGAAGAACTACTCAGAAGTCAAATCACAGTTTTACTTTCTAACATTTTAAATGGTGGTAAGTCAGGTGGTAATGGTTTGATTGGTGGTATTGCAGATATGCTTGGTTTAGGTGGTGATTCAGGTATTGGTGGTGCCATTTCAAGTATGTTTGGTGGTAGTGGTTCATCTGGTGGTAGTTCAGGTGGTAGTGGAGTATTGGGTACCTATAATAACCCAATGTATGTAATAGTGGCAGGATCACAGGCAGGTAGCACAATGAATAGTACAGCGAAGAAAGGTAGTAGTGTTTTAGGTAGTGTGGTTAATGCAGTAACTAAACCAGCAGCAAGTGGTACATCTTGGTGGGATGACATAACAGGTGGTTTCAGTGATTTCTTCACTGGTAATACAGGTAAATCATCTTATGGTGGCAGCAGTTATGGTGTTCTACAAAGTGATCAGAATTCTGGTTCATCCATCTGGGATGATGTTGGTGATTTCTTCGGTGGTCTATTTGCAACGGGTGGTAACTTACCTGCTGGAAAATGGGGTATTGCAGGTGAATCAGGCCCTGAATTAATTCGTGGTCCAGCATCCGTGTCATCAGCCAGTCAAACTGCCTCAGATCTTGGTTCAACCAATGTAACATACAATATCAATGCAGTAGACGCACAGAGTTTCAAAGCAATGATTGCAGCAGACCCAAGTTTCATCTATGCAGTAACTATGCAGGGTGCACGTGGTATGCCTAAAAGATAAGGAATAAAAAGATGAGTTTTCAATTTGTAATTGACAGAGCAGAATCAATATCAGTAAACCGTAGAAAGATGGTAGCCTCAACGACAGCACGGAGCGGACAAGTCCGTGCGGTTTCACGTGGAACACAACCAAAGATTTACACGGTGAAACTACCAGACGGTATACCATGGACTGAGTTAAGAACCTTAATCACTGCGGCTGAAGCCCTAGATAAGTTTACCAGTTCAACTATCACAATTCCATATGCCAAATTCCCATGGTACTACGGTAATGTAAACCCCGGAACTAATGAATCTTGTGTGGTTTTATGCACTACATTTCCACAATGGACTCTAATGGCATACAATCAAGTGGCTTGGGATAGCCCATTTGTTTTTACAGAGGTAATCTAATGGCCACTCTTGCAGACTATCGAGCAGTACAAAGTAATATCTTTGTAAAACTAACCATTCAAGAATATGCAAGTGATTATGGTCGTGCATATACACCAAACATACTTACATTCTCTGATGATACGGTTACTAGAAACATTAATGGTGTAGATTACCTACCACTAGGTAAATTAATGGGTATTAGTCAAACATCCAGTGATTTAAAAGTCACTGGTAATCAATTGAATATTACCATTGCAGGTGTACCTAACTCAAGTATATTCGAAATTGTTAATAGTAAGATCAAAACCAGTGCAATTGAAGTATTCAGAGCTTTCTATAACCCAACTGATGGTACGCTATTACCAATAACACCTAATCCAATTGGCCGATTTATTGGTATTGTATCTAATTACTCATTAGAAGAGCAGTGGGATAGTTACAATAAGTCTAGTACAAATACCTTAATCCTTGTATGCTCAAGTCAGGTAGATATTCTAGGTAAGAAGATTGCAGGTAGATGTACATCACCATCTTCTATGAAGAAATTCTTTCCAAACGACGCATCGATGGATAGAGTACCAGTATTAGAGAAGGCTACCTTCGATTTCGGGAAACAAAGTTCATCCACTGGCTCGGCTACCGCCTCGCAACAAAGTGGTTTTGATTTTATTAATAACTTATAAGGAATAGCAGATGGCAAGTTTTTTAGATGACGTGAGTGGAATGCTTGGAAGCGTGTTCAATATGGACAATGCTATCTCAGCAGCGAAGATTGCAGGGTTAGGTTACCTATTAAGTCAATTACAACCGGATGATAAACCGGTAAACAAAAAAGGTACACGTGAACAAGTTGATCCAGACACTACGCACCATATTCCAATTGTGTATGGTACCTCAGTAACTTCAGGTATTGTGTGTGATGCCGTTTTAGCAGATGACAGCATGACAATGTGGTATTGTTTGGCTATTTGTGAATCAACTGGTCCTGTGTTCAGTACAGGTGCAGATAGTCAGATCGGTATTTCAAGAGTATATTGGAATGAAAATACAATTAATTTTAAAAGTGATGGTATTACTGCTGCCAGTTTTACTGATGCAAATGGTAATACTTCAACTGATATAGCGGATCTTGTTCAGTTCTATTGCTACTGTGGTGGTAGTGAAGCAAAGTATCAAGTGTTCCCAAGTGGAGTTGATGGTACAGAGAAAAACGCATGGGATGTTATGCCCAAATGGACTACTAACCATTTGATGTCAAGTTTATGTTTTTGTATAGTAAAGGTTAAATACAATAGTACCAAGTCAGTAACAGGATTGGGTAATGTCAAATTTAAAGTACAAAATACACTAAGCAAAGCCGGTGATGTGGTATACGACTACATGACCAACACACGATATGGCTGCGGGATTGCAGAGCAGGAGATTTATCAAGCATGAGAAGCATAACAGATTTAAACGGAATTGGTTTGAACACAAACGACTATTCCGATAACAGAGACCCAAGTGTAACATTCAATGTTACATCACCAATAAATCAAGCATTATCATGCTATCAAGGTGCACCTCATACATTACCAGTTGGTATTAATGTAACCGAAATAATCAATTACCCACTTGTTGGTATGGAATATATTATCGACTGTAGCAACACCTCTCTTGAGTGTTACGTACAGTGGAGTTCATTACCCGAGACCTGCGTATTGACTATACCACAACAAAACGTATGGAAATTAACTGGGATCACTTCTGCGGTTGATTGGAATGCGGTGAAAAGTCCAACGGTGATTATCAATGAAGGTGTGGAAGAAGATTTCGTGTATGATGTCACTATCAACTATCTTAGCACAAGTAATAAATCATGGACTGTTTCAGTACATACCCTGCTATACGATATTTTAAGTGATGCTACTGAGTTTGCATTCGAAGATGGTATTGAACAATTAGTCACTGGTCATCCTTTGATCTATGATTATAGCCAAACCCAGACTAACTGGACAGTAACTGTAATACCAAGTATCACTAGCGGTGTCGTCACAGGGGTTAGAACAACAGGTTTTGGTGGTACTTCATCATACAACAGCACTACGCAGCAATTGACTATTACCGGTTCAAAAACCCAAGTGAATAGTCATTTGAATTCGATGTATTATACGTTCTCACCTACAAATACACTAGATATAACACTTACGTATTTTGCAATTAATGAAACGTCTACTAGATCTAAAACTGTAATACAAAGTCTAATTTGCGAAACTGTGAACTACTTGTCATTTGCCAGTGGTAATATGACATACTCAGAAGACACGCCATTTGCTTTTACTGGTTTACCCACTATCACTGATAACCATATAACTTATAGTAGTGTTGGTAATACACAAAAAGTCGTATCAATTAATCAAAACTATGATACTCAATGGACTAGCAATGGTAATGTTATAACATCTACCACAGAATCCAAATTTGGTGGATCTAGTATCTACTTTACATCACTTTACAATCTAGGCAAAGCAGCAGAAACAACTGCATTGGGTGGTGATATGTCTGGTGACTTTACGGTAGAACTATGGATAAGATTAAGTTCATTTACCGGTAATGATAAAGGGTTAATCACCCAACGAAACTATTCTAGTAGTGGTACTGGTACATGGGGTTTAGCCGTTAGTTCTGATAGAATCTTACGATGGAATGATTTGCAAAACATAACAGTAATTAATACAGCAGCCGGTGTATTCAACTGGGATACATGGACTCACGTAGCCGTAGTTCGTACTAGTGGTACTGTTAAAATATACACAAATGGTGTTCAACAAGCATCTGGTACAATGAATACGAGTTTTGTTACTACCCAACCTTATCGATTAGGTGATTGGGATTCTAGTGGTAGTAATGAATTAGTCAATAGTTTTTTAGATGAGGTTAGAATCTCAAGTGTTGCTAGATATACCAGCGCATTCACACCACCCACAGTAGCATTCACAACTGATGCATTTACGATTTCATTGCTACATGGTGATGGATCAAACGGTGGACAAACATTCTACGAAGAAGCCTATGGAGTAGCCATTTCTAATACTGTATCTAAAATTGGTGGATCATCCATTGCACTAACCGGTGGTAGTATTACTGTACCATATTCAACCGATTGGAGATGGTATGATGGTAACTTCACCTGTGAATATTGGGTGTATAATGTAACGAATAGAGGTACAGGTGGTGGTTCTGATTGGAGTAGACATTTAGGAATGATGGAACCTACCGGTAGTAGTAATTATTGGTCTTTTGGTACAAACTCAATTGGTAAAGCCACCTTCTATTGGTATTCTGGTACTACTAATGCATTGACTGGAACTACTACGATACCATTAAAAACATGGACGCATATCGCAGTAACATTTACCAAATTATCAAATACCTTAAACATTTACGTAAATGGTGTATTAGATGCATCGGTGGTAGTTTCCAATACTCCACAATTCTCTACATCAGTTCCATTAACACTTGGTAGATATTCGGGTGCTGTAACTAATTGCCATGTTGATGAAGTAAGACTATCTAATATTGTACGGTACACTGGTACATTTACTCCATCAACTACTGTGTTTGTAGCAGATGATAACACAAACCTATTACTACATGGTGATGGAACAAATGGTGGTGTTATATCTGATTCTAGTGTTACCTATGCAGGACCTAGTTACACATATACCATAACATCAAGTGATACAGCCTCGCTGCGCTCGGCGACATCGAGTGGAACCGGTGGTACATTCACGTATTCAAATGGTGTTATTACTATGATTGGTAATAAAGCACAAGTTAATAGTAGATTAACGACTATCACTGCCACTCCTGCATCTGATTACACTTCCAATTTTACTATTACCAGTACGGTAGTTACCCCAGCGAATAAAACGAAATCGGTTAATCAAACAATTAGTTGTGTTGGTGTTCATGATGAAATTACTAATATAGTTGGTGATAGATATTATGATGCAAATTTAACCAATTTGTTATTCCCAACAAATATACCACAAATAACCGATTTAGATACAAGTTCACCATCATATACCATAACATTGACATCAGCCATTGGTAAATTTGGTACCACGACGGCGAATGCTGTTACTAATTATACATTCACTGGAACGAAAGCGCAAGTCAATGCGTTGTTTTCAACAATAGTATTTGTTCCTAATACGGATATTAGTAGTACAAGTAGTTTTGTATATACGCAAACCAAAGGTTCTGTATTACAAGTTACTTCAACCAATGCGCTAATTTGTTCGTGTTATACAGTAACACCTGCCACTAATCCAGCAGACGGTACCGTATCAATGAGTGAAGGTGGAACGTATACAATAGATCCAGTTATAGCAATATCAAGTATAAACTCAGCATTGAATAATGCTTCGTTTGTTATAGATATTAGTACGATACCAAATGCCATTTTGGTTTGGAGTGCATTAGATGCATCAATAACCAAAACAGTAGTCAATGGTGTATATACTTTAACTGGTATTGATTCGATTGCTAAATGGAATAGTGCTAAGAATCCAGTATTAAACTTGGATAATGTTTATAATGGAACTGGTAATATCATTTGTTCAATCAAGTTTCAAGGTTCTAATGGATTAATTACTAGATCATTCAAACGAGTAGCCACTATCAGTGATGTATATCCATTATCAACAGTGACATCACCAAGTAGTTATTATTCAGGTAGTAATACCACTATTGCATTTCCGGTTTTATATGATAATGGTTATCAAAATCCAACATGGACAGTAAACATTGTACCAACAACAACTGCTGGTATTACTTGGACAGTTGGTGGTACGGGTGGAACAGTAACTCAATCTGGTAATCAATTATCTATTGTTGGAACACCAACCCAAGTTAATAGTAGATTAAGTAATGTATTGATTCGTGGTGATCAGTATTATGATTATACATATACCCTTAATATAAATGCAAGTAATAATATCAATACAGAAACTGCCACTAGATCAAAATCGATGTATTCAAATAATGCGACTGTTTCATCGGCAGTTGGTGGTAATACCACATATTCACTGAATACTACTAGCCCAATTGTAAATGCGCCTACAATCACTACTACAGTAACTGGTAATTGTACATATACCGCAGTTGCATCACCTAGTACTGCTGGATTTGTTTATTTTAGTGAGTATGGTGCGAGTGGTGTTTTATCATCGACTTACGCGGTGTTTAATGCAGGTACTTACCCATCTGGGTATATTAGTGGTCCATTTGTAGTATCACCTGATGGAAATTCATGGGGTATTCAATACAAATATACTGCATTTATTGGTGGTTTAGTAGCAAGAGTTGTTTATAACAATGGTTCTACTATAGCAGTGTATGATAATTCATCTAACATCACATCAACCGATCCATTTGGTGATAGTATAGATGTTAGTAATTCGCGTATGGTTATTTCTGACAAAGCACATCCACACAACTCAAATACTGGTTGGATTTATATACCAAATACCAGTTTTTATCCATCTGCAACTGGTAGTTTCCAATCAGTCGCTACTGGTTCTTCATTTGTGGCTGGGTCTTTATCAGGTAGAGCATATTTCTGGAAACGTGCTACTATGGAAGCACAACCACCGGATACAACGGGTACCGCACTTAATAGTATTGTATTAACTGGTACTGCTGAATATATGCGATTTGTATATAGTTCAACGTATGGCGCTTATGATGATATTATGATTAAGACCAATGACAATAGAGTTTTTAGATATAACGTAACAAATCCAACTACTGGTGTGTTTTCACAAGCAGTTAGTACAGCATCTGGTGTAGTAGTCAATTGGTTTAATGCCACTAATGATGGTAGTAGATTTGTAACATGTAGTTCTGGAACTGTCAAAGTTTATATCCAATCTGGAAGTAGTTATGTAGTTGAGCAATCAATCACTGCTGCAGGTATTGCAAATTTTGGTACCTTGGATAATTCATGTGCAATTACAAGTGATGGTACATATATTGCAGTAGGTGATTATGCTGTGTATAAACGAACTGGTAGTACATGGGCATTTTACGCCTATATCAATACTGGAAGTTATAACGCATCACGTAACTGTTACATCACAACGAGTGGAACTGGTGTTAAAGTGTTAGTTGTAGAATCGCCTAATATCAAAACGTATACTATGTCATTGGCATATGCTACCACAATGACAGATACAAAAGCAAATATAAATGCTGCAATCCCATCACTTAAATTCAAACCAGCAACTGGACAAACTGGTTCGTTCTCATTGATATATCAGATTACAGCACCGGATGGTAAACAGAGTTTCAGAAATCAAACCATCACACAAGTATAAGGACTAAAAGATAATGTACGATTTTTCAATAAATGGTGTAGTAGATACCGGACAATCATGTATGAGTAACTTAACAAAGTTATTCACTGCATGCGGTGCATGGATAACATACGACATCTCTGCTGGTAAGTGGTCATTTACCATCAAAGAAGCCGGACAATCTGTATTTGATTTCAACGATTCTAACCTAATTGGTGGTATATCAGTTTCGTCAAATGGGATTATGGACCTATACAATAAAGTAACCATCTCTTATCCACACAAGGATTTAAGTGATAAGACCGACCAAATTGATGTCGAGATTCCAACTGATAAAAGATACCCTGATGAAATCGATAACACCTTATTGATAGATACCAATCTAATCAATGACCCAATCCAAGCGCAGTTTATGGCAACAGTTGAGTTGAAACAGAATAGGTTAGATACCCTTATCAAGTTTACCAGTGATTATACTGCCATTGGTTTAAAGGCAGGTGACATTATCACAGTTACCAATGCTCTTTATGGGTATAGTTATAAGAAATTTAGAATCACTTCAATACAAGAAGATGACACTGATGTAATCTCGGTGTCTATCACAGCAATGGAATACGATGATTCTGTTTACAGCACCTCTGGGTTGATTTATACTAAAAGAGATGAGAAAACTGGTATTATTCCCAAATCAGCGAATACGGTTTTGGTAGCACAAGACCAATCTGCTACTGCGTTGGCTGCAGCAAACGGATTTACAAACAACCCAGTTGCGTTGAATCAACTGGCAAATACATTGACTAACTCTGCCGGTATTGCTAGTATATGTGCAAGTGGTGGAGGTGGTAATAATTCAATGCAAATGACCACATCTGCTGATGTTGCGGATGCCATTCAAATCATCGATGATGATATTATGACTACCAGAGAAGGTAGAACCTTATTCAAAATTACATGGAACGTAGAAAACTCAGTTTGTAATGGATCGCGTGGTCCAGATTTCGATGAAGATACTGATTTCATCAAAGTGTATGTATATATTGTAGATCCTGCAACTGGTGATGTAATAAATGCAAATTTCTCAGGTGGTATGGGTGTAAATTCGTGGACTGACTTTGTAACTGATACAGATGGTTTATTAACACCTAACAAAAAATACAAACTCAAAGCATATTATACCTATTACAGTCCAGAAAAACAGGCTAGAGCACTTGCTGCTAGTGTATCAACTAACATGTATCTGAGTATGACGTATTTTGCATTTACCTTCAATGCACCAACAACAACGGATCCAGATGGTAGTAATGTACCCAATTCAGTAACAGTAAATTCGCCTGATACAGTTACCATTAAAATGGCATGGGCATCTCCGGGTCGAGATCTTGATTTTAAAGCGATTATTAGATCACCTGACGTTGGTCAAATACTACCAGTTGGTTATAGAGAACCAACGGTAATCAATAGATACCCTGAATTTGGTACTGGATATATCTATTGGGGTGGAGATATTGCAAATGAATCCCCCGGTTATGAAAGTATTCTACTTGACATCGCAGCACTGCGTGCACTATCACCATCAACGCGATACATTATGGTAGATCTGTATGCGATCTGGGGTGTAAGTCAGACATTAACTCCATCAGTGAGTGTTGGTCCATTAACTGCTACTGCTACGTTCTGGAAAGGTGGTACACCAGTATTAACTGGTCATGAATACACTAACGCAAATCCAACTAGTACTTCGGTAATGAAAACCACTGGTGCATGTACAAGATACTACACGGCAGCTCCATATGGATCTGAAACTGGTCAATTCATGAGTCATTTCATTTATGACATACAAACAGGTGTTTCGTATTTCTCTAACACGACACCATTCTAAAAAGGAAAACCACAATGACAGTAAATGTATCAGATTACCTAAAATTCAGACTATTAACCACCGCATCGGGTAATTCAAGTTGGAATCTTGATAATGCGCGATATATCTGGTTATTCAATGATGTCGATAACCAACTAGAATTCCAATTAAATCAAGGCGCATCTTACTTGGCTGCTGAACTAACCGCATTGGATTATGAACCAAAAGAAGTTACGTTTAATGGTGAAGGTAGTAACCATGCAGTTTCATTTCCACCAGCACAATCTAATTGGGGTCGAATTACCCATATAGCCGTGTTCGGTCAATACAATCAGCACTGTTTTTTTTGGAAACGATTACCAGAACCAATTGAGATATTTACAGGTGATATAATCAGTTTCCCATACAATTATCTTAAGATTACCTTAACCTAAAAGATAACTTTAAAAGGCTTTTAAACCCTTTTTAAAGGGTTTTAAGCCTAAATACATATACAGCCTTACTCAATCTATTCATGGAGAATCAAATGACTGCAGCATCAAATTACTTAGAAAACAAGATCTTAGACCATACTTTACGTGTGGCTTCTTTCACACAACCAAGTGCACTTTACTTGGGTTTATTCACAAACGCATCTTCTAATGCCGCTTCTAACTTAGAAGCAGGTACATTGACAGATGAAGTAAGTACATCTGGAACTGCTTATCAACGCCAAGCCATTACCTTCGGTGCGGCAAGTGGTGGTAGTTCAGCCAACAGCGCAACCGTGACCTTCCCAGTCTGTGCTGGCACTGCGTGGGGCACAATCAGCCACGTGGCTATTATGGATGCACAAACATCAGGTAATGTCTTATATTGGGGCGCAGTAACCACTGCCAAGCCAATTGACATCGATGATACCTTCCAAGTTTCAACAAACAACATTACTATTAGTTTAAACTAATTATGCTTTGGTGTCAAGTCGGGTGATTTGACACCAATACTTTTTAAAGGATTAAGTAATGGCTAAACCAACAATCGTAACACGCTATGGCAAAGGAAGCCAACTGACGTGGCAAGAATTAGACGACAATTTCTCTAATTTACAAAATACAACAGTAACCTTATCAGCTAATGGTTCAACATCGGATGTTAGCCTTGGTGATACAGTTACTTTTACTGCTGGTAGTAACGTTACGTTATCACTTGCAAACAATAATCTAACAATCAACTCGTTAGCAGCACCTTATACTTTACCAACAGCCACTACTTCGGTTTTAGGTGGTGTAAAAGCAGATGGTACTACTATAACTGTAGCAGGTGATGGTACTTTAAGTGCTTCATCAGCCACGTACACTACTGTCTTAAAACAATTGGTTAAGAACTCATCTGGTAGCCCAATGTATAAAGGTCAGCCAGTGTATATTAGTTCTGCCACCGGTTCAGCCATCGAAGTAAGTTTAGCATCGGCTACTTATGAATCGACTTCATCTAAGACTTTAGGTCTTTTAGAAACTGACATTGCTAATAATCAGACTGGTTATGTAATCACAGAAGGTAGAATCACTGGGGTTAATACAAGCACGGCTACTGATGGCGATTCAGTTTGGTTATCACCAACTGCTGGTCAATTAATTTTTGGATTGGCTAACAGACCAACTGCTCCAAACCATATTGTGTATCTTGGTGTCGTAGGTAATGCTGCCAATTCAGGTGAAATCTTCATTAAGGTGCAAAATGGACTGGAACTAGGTGAACTTCACTCAGTTGCATTAACTTCACCAGTTGCAGGTGATTACTTAAAATACGATGCAGTAACTGACTTGTGGAAAAATACACAACTCCCAACTGCTAGTACATCAGCAGCCGGTGTTGTTAAAGTCGATGGCACTACAATCACGATCAGTAACGGCATTATCAGTTCATCTGGAGGCGGTGGTGGTGGAACTACTGCAGCAGTTGGATTTGAAGCATCATTCTTATTAGGAGGTCTATAATGGCTAATTCATATAAAATCTTAGGTCAGGTAGTGCCTTCAGCGGCTACTGCAACCACCTTATACACAGTACCTGCATCAACATCTTCAATCATCAGTACCCTATCAGTTTGTAATCAAAATTCAACAGGTGTTTCAGTGAGAGTTGCAGTGAGACCTGCTGGTGCGGCTTTGGATCCAAAACATTATGTTGTTTTTGATTCATTCGTAGCAGGTAATGATACTCTATTCTTAACGCTTGGTATATCATTAGCTACTACAGACATAGTTACAGTTTATTCAAATGTTGCAAACGTATCGTTTAATGCATTTGGTACTGAGGTAGTCTAATGTCAGTCAAAACACTGAAAGAAAGTAATATCACGAGTAAGTCTGGTATTAGCGAGAACAGACATAATTGGGTAAGACCAAGTGATTGGACACCAATGCCAACGATTGGTGAAAATGAAAATAAGATTGCCGCGCTCTTTGCTGTAATGCCATCAAATTACTCAGATGTTGGTAGTCAATTTGCCGCATTTTCATGCAACGTTAGTTCTGGATCTTATTACGTTGATTGGGGAGATGGTACAAATAATACATATTCTACTGGTGTAAAAGCGGAACATACGTATGAGCCTGCTAATATACCATCAGCAGTAACTACTCGTGGTTATAAAACTGCTCTGATTACCGTTACTCCAGTTACTAGTGGTGCTACGTTTATTTCATTTTCTATACTGGCTCATACAAACCAGAGTAGTATTTCTCCACGTGCATTTATTGATATTATTGCTAATACTACTTATAGTGGTGCTTCAATAAGTGTCGGTGGTACGCAAGCAACTACGCGCTTACTAGAAAGAGCCTTATTCAATTCTAATTTCAGAATAACTTCAGGTGCATTTAGCTCATGCAATTCGTTACAAGTATTACCATCACAATTGGTATTTGCAACATTGACCGGTGGGTATGGATACCAAACATTTGCAGATTGTTTTGAATTGGAATATATTCCATCTTTAGTGAATTTCAATTTAACCGCTGCAACGCCATCACTTACGTTAACCAATCTTTTTTCAAATTGCTACAAATTAAAAGAGATTCCGTATTTTGTAATACCAGATAATGTTGCACCGATTTCTACATTTTCAAATTGTTATTCAATCACCACGTTACCAGCATTAAATTTTAAGATAACTGGTGCTGCAACAAGTACCTTTCAAAATTGTTATAATCTAAAAGATACTGGTAAAGCCACCTTTGATTTTACTAATTGCACGAGTGTTAGTGCCATGTTCCAATCGTGTTACGTATTAGAGAAATCACCATCATTAGCATCAATAACCGCAGCATGTACATCAATGGCTTCTACATGGATAGATTGTAGGAAACTTATAGAAATACCACCATTGGGTAATACAAGTGGTGTCACCACATTCCAAACTACATTCTCTGGATGTATTACGTTATCTACGGTTAATAATACTAATATTAATATTAGTGCAGCAACTACACTAACAGGTATGTTCAGCGGTTGCGCTAATTTAGTAGATGTATACTACCCATTCACTGGTACTTTTAAAACCACTGGTTTAGCAGCAGGTTGTTTTAATCAAATTTTTGGTATATCACAAGGTTCTATTAACAGAATAGTTATTAGTCAATCGTTTCCACCTGCATCTAGTGGTGCTACAACATCTCCTGCATTCCCGGGTTATTGTAGATTAACAGAACTAGATTGGCCAGGTATTGGTCTTACATTCTCGATTGCAAATAACAATTTATCAGCAGTTCAATTAAATTCGATTTATTCAAGTTTGGCTTCGGGGGTAACTGGTAAAACCATAACTGTAACCGGTAACTGGGGTACTGCTAGTGATAATCCAAGTATAGCCACTGCAAAAGGCTGGATTGTAACTGGTTGATTTATAAAAGGAAAATGACATGGAACAAATAGCAGCATTTTATAGAGTAGATGATGACGGTATCTTTCACCAAGCACCAAACTTTGTGAGAGCACCAGATTACGATCTATTCAAAGAAGATAAAGACACGTATACCTATCCAACCGAAGGTGGTTGGTATTGGTTTGACACGCTCGAAGAGGCAAAGCAGTTCTTCAATATTCAGGACTAAAAGATGACTGATCAACTCTATGTCGCCAGTGGATATGTAGTCAATGGCTATACCCAATACGAGGCTGATGCTTCATCAGACTTAAGCGTTGCTGTAAGCGTTACTGCTAATGTTGGTGTTATCAAGAAATGTGATGCTAATCTATTCTTAGTAGATGCATTCCAAGATGTAGCGGTTAATCGTATACGTGATGTAAGCATTACAACAGAAGCTATCTTTACTGAGTTAGCTGCGTTTGGAAAGATTAGTGATTATTTCATTAATTGTGAAATCAACTCAGAGGTATTAGCCAATGTTCATGTTATTAGTGGTGGCAGTTCTGTTTTATCTGTTCTTGTGGATTCTTATGTTCAACCGATCAGATTAAGAGATGGGTATTCAGCACTACAGGTAACTTCTGATACCAATACCCGCAACTATTCGATTAGAAACTGCATAGGAAACTTAGATTCTGCCAGTGAACTTTCGGCTGTTGGTACTAGAACCAGTGATAACCGTAGTGCATTTGAAAGTATTAGTGAGTTATCTGCGCATAATACTAGACTAAAAGATTATGCAATTAATCTTGAAGCCTTTGCAAGTGAGTTAACGCTCAATGAGCGTGAAAGATTCATCAGAGCAGACTTATTAGTAACCACTGAGTTAACTGGTACGAGTACAAGACTAAAAGAACTTGCGGCCAACTTAGAAGCCTTTGCATTCGAATTAACAGATAATTATCGAGTTAAGGAATTCAAGGCAGATATCCAAGCATTCACTAGTGAACTGGTGGTTGAAGAATGGATTAGAATCGCATCAGCCCAGTTATCTGTTACGAGTTCATTAGCCATTAGAAATGAACGTATTAGTAAAGCCAATTCTAATGCATCTGTGGATGCCGCAGTTACGGTTACTGAAACTCATTTAAGAACGGTTAGTGCGAATCTAGTAGTAGCCGCAGCCAACGTAACTGCATTTGTAAGAACCCTTCGAAGAAAGGCTGAATTTGTAATGGCATCTGATTTCACAACCAGATACCACATTACAAGACCATTTACAGCAGTATTATCAGCAAATACAAGTTTAACAGTTACAGGTACGGTTGTCAAGCATTTAATAAGTGCACAAACTATTAATGCATCGATAATCGCAAGACCAATTGAGTTCAGAGGTTTTGATTCAGATTTAACAGTTCCAACATCAGTAGTAACTGTTCCAACTAGAACCAGTAATAACACAAACACTAACGTAGTAACAGCGTCTATGAACGCTGTGGACGTTAGAATCAGAACGGCGTCAATCCACACGGACGTGGTTGCCACGGAATTGTCGGCAGTTGGGCGTATTGCAGCCTTCTTCATCACAAGTGAAATTAATAGTACATTGGTATGTAATTCACAGATAACGGCTAGTGCCAAATCTCAACTAGCAGTAACAGCCACTCAAACTACAAAAGGAATTAAGACCAGTGATAATAGAACCAATTGCGTTGTTGATTTTACTAGCATCAACAGAAATATCCGTGTTAGTCGTGGCATTTCTAACCTTATTTCTAGTTGTGAGTTAAATACTAATGTAAGTAAAGTTTCGCAATTCAATTCACATGTAACTGTAGATAGTACTGCACATACTAGACTGCTTAAACTTAGCCTATTGCACGCCGATATGCTAAACGCAGTCACTCAAACTACTAATTGGATTAGACGGAGCTTTACTCGATCTAGCATGTCAACTATCGTAACATGCGACTCAGTAGTTAGAAAATCATCCGCAGCGAGCAGTCATCTTAATGTAACTGCAGAAAGTTTGGTATGGGCCAATAGACTTAAAGAGACTTTAGTTGACTTGCATTTCAATGCAGCTGTATCGGCTAAATTCCAAAAGTTCACACCAGTCAGAATCCTACCAATGGCGGTAACTGCCAGTATGGTAGCCAATGGAAGACTCTTCTATTTGGATATGCGATATGGTTGGACAATTGAAAATGAAAATAGAATATATAAACCACGTGCCGATAGCAGATTACATGAAATCGAGTACGAAGACAGAACATTTACGATAGGAATTTAAAATGACAACTGGATTTGAATACAAAAACAATATCTTGCAGATCTCCAAGAGTCCTGCAGCTGAATTAGCATACTTCTTTGACTGGGTGAATTGGCTTGATGACGGCGATAACATTGCATCAGTCAGTTATACTATTCAAGCTCGTGCAAATGACCCACAACCACTCACAAATCAGGGTCACGGAGTCCAAGGGACGAAGACATTCGTGAGTCTAAGTGGAGGACAAGTTGATAAGACGTATACTGTTACTGCGACAGTTGAAACGGGAAACGGGCTCACTGACAGCAGATATTTCAAAGTTAATGTACAACACAGAAGCGCATAATCATAAGGAAATGAACATGGCCACACCAAGAAAACCAACCGCATCACCTGATACTCAGTTCGCTGAGACTGAAAGTTTAGCTGCTCACGTAGCAGTATGCACAGTTCGATACGATAACTTAGAAAAACGCATTGAAGCAGTAGAAGCCAAAGTAGATGAAGTTATTGAAGAGATTT